AAAGCGTCCTCATGGCCAAGTTGAAGGCCTTGGACCTTGGTCCCAAATCACTCACAAGTAACGATCAGTTTGCAGCAGTATTGCTTAGCCTTGGCATTGAGCCTCCAACCAAGACCAGCCTTAAGACCGGAGAGAAGACGTGGGCATTCGCCAAGGGCGATGCGAATTTCGCCGCGTTGCTGGATCACGACGACGCGATGGTTGTCGCCGCGGTCGAGGCACGCATGGGCGCCAAATCAACGCAGAAGCAAACTCGCGCTGGTAGATTCCTTGGCATCCACAAGCGCATGCGTGGGCGGCTACCTGTACCGCTGGGCTACTACAACGCCCACACGGGGCGTTTCGGCGGCGAGGAAAAGCTCAACCTCCAGAACCTGCAACGGGCTAAGAAGGGGGAGGCAGACAGTGGCTTGCTGCGTAAGGCGATCATGGCTCCGCCCGGTCACATGCTGGTGGTGGCCGACTTTAGCCAAATCGAGGCCCGGATGCTGGTATGGCTTGCTCGGCAGAAAGACAAGGTTAGAGCGTTCACGGACAAGCGTGACGTCTACTCGGAGCAGGCGAGTGTCATTTACGGGCGCAAGGTCGATCGCAAGGCCGTGCCGGAGGATTTCACTCCGGGGTTCATTGGCAAGGCTGTAGTTTTGGGATGTGGCTATGGCCTTGGCTACCTTAAGTTCGCTGGAATGATCTATGTTGGCATGCTAGGCGAGAAAGGTATCTTGTTTGATACTGCCTATGTGGATTCGCTGAGCGTCGACCCGTCGATATGGCGGGTCAAAAAGGAACTTCGCGAAGAGGAGTGGGAACGCATCCTTCTAGCCCGGCCGTTGTCGCTCACCGAGGACGAGTGGGTCACGCACTGCGCAGTAGCCGACAAGATTATTCGGGTGTTCAGGGACACCAACCCAAAGGTGAAGGATTTTTGGGGCGTTTGCGATGAAGCATTGCAGGCGATGTTCGATGACGACGAAGAGTTTTACTTCGGGGGTCCGACTAATGATCTCCTACGCACCAAGGGCCATGCGATCGTGCTGCCCAACGGCATGGAGCTTCGTTACGAGGGACTGGAAAAGGACAAGAAAGGAGACTATAGTTTCTTACGCCGCAAGGAGGGGCGTACCCAACGGGTGAAGACGTACGGCGGGTCGGTGACTGAGAACATCACTCAGGCACTCGCCCGCATTCCCACTACAGGCCTGATGCTGGAAGCAGATGCGGTCGGCATGGACGTAGTGCTGCAGGCGCATGATGAAGTTGGAGCGGTAGTGCCAGAAGACGACGCGCAGTTGTCGCTCGACTGGTTGATTGCAACGATGAGGAAGGTGCCCATTTGGGCAACCGGACTTCCGCTCGATGCGGAAGGCGGTTTTGGAAAACGCTACGGAGATATCAAATGACAGCGAAGGCAGACATGGAACGGGTCTTGGGCATGCACGACAACAACATGCAGCAAGTTTCTGCAGCGTTGATTGCAGCTGGTGCCAACCCGCACGAAGTTCTCACGCAGGAGGCGCGAGGGTTCTTAGCTGGATTGGCACTGCGCGACGTCGTTCTTGCGGCGGCTCACCAGCCCAACGGCGAGGCAAAGACGAGGAAGCCCCGCAAGGCCCGTGGGCCAAACAAGGTGCCGCGTAAGCAACGCCCCGAACCCGATTCTACGGAGGAGTGATGGAAATCCCGCCGTGGAGCTTCTCAACCATCGAGGGGTATGAGACCTGCCCGGCCAAGTACGAGGCCGCACGAGTCAGCAGGAAGTATCCTGACACGCAGAACGAGGCGAGCATCTGGGGCAACCGGGTGCACAAGGCGCTTGAACACCGGGTCAAGTCCCACACTCCCCTGCCGCAAGGCATGGATCAGTGGGAGCCGGTGGCGGCGATGTTCGATGACCACGGCGGGAAACTCCTTACGGAGTATCGGTTCGCCCTCGACAAGCAGTTCCGTCCTGCACAGTGGACAAGCTGCTGGGTTAGGGGGATTATTGACGTGGGCGTACTGCGGTCTAAGGAGGCCGTCGTCTACGACTGGAAGACCGGCAAGCCGAAAGCAGACAACGGGCAGCTGAAGCTGTCCGCTGCAGCGGTAATGCACTCTTTCCCGTTTATTGAAACAGTGACCACTGGATACATCTGGCTCAAGGACAACACGCTCAAAGAAGACACCTTCACACGAGACGACCTGCCCGGCATCTGGGCTGATTTCCTACCGCGTGTGGTGAAGTGGGAGAACTCCTACAAGACAAACAAGTGGGAGAAGCGACCATCCGGTTTGTGCAAAGGGTGGTGCAGTAATCTCGACTGCACGTTCAATGAAAAACGGAGAACCAATGAAGACGACGGTGCATAGTTGGAAAACGCATCCGCGTCCCTACCGCGACGCGGAGTTGATCAGGCTTGTCACAAGCGACGCCAACGTCACCCCCTTGGAGCGAGAGTTAGCCCTGCGGATGGATAGGATGCTGTACGAATCCATGTACAGCGAGGAAGCATTCAACCCCGCCCAATTGAAGTTGCTCTGATGGCGACGACACCGGAGGGTAGGGTAAAGAAGGCCGTGAAATTGTGGCTGGCGGATCACGGCATCTGGTACTACGCGCCAGTGCAGATGGGGATGGGCGTTGTTGGAATCCCGGACTTCATCTGTTGCAAACCCACGTTGATCACGGAGGATATGGTGGGTAGAACGATCGGTGTGTTTTTGGCGATAGAAACCAAGGCACCGGGGAAGTTGAAGGAGGTAACGCCAAACCAAGCAGCGCGCCTATATGAAATTTCCATGGCGCACGGGGTGGCGTGTGTAATCGACGACGTAGATTCACTCAACACACTCAAGGAGAATAGCAATGCCGAGCGGATGGAAATGGAAGCCAGCAGCACGTAAGCGTCACGCAGAGAGGATGCGGCGCATCGCCAAGAAAATGAGGGCTGCCAAGCAGCCACAAGTCAGCCTGCATGATCTGGCTCAGCCTGAAGAGGTTGTCGTTATGGAGCGAGCGACAAAGGTGAAGGCGAGCGTCAACCACCCCCCGCACTACACCCGGCATCCGTCCGGTGTGGAGTGCATCACCATCACCGAGCACATGAACTTCAACATCGGCAACGCTGTGAAGTATCTGTGGCGCGCCGATCTCAAGGGCGAGGCGTTGGAGGATCTGCAAAAGGCCCGGTGGTATATCAATCGTGAAATCACAAAAAGGAGCAGTAAATGAAAACCATGATCTGCGTAGTTCTGGACCGTTCAGGCTCGATGGGTGGACGTGAGAACGACGTCATAAACGGCGTCAATGCGTTTCTGACCGAGCAAAAGAAACTGCCCGACCCGGCCGACATCGCATTCGTGCGGTTCGACACCGAGAGCATTGAGCGTTTCCGCCAGATGGGGCCGCTGGCTGAGTGCGCCCCTTTGACGCTCGACGACTTCCGACCGCGCGGTGGCACGCCGCTACTCGATGCGGTTGGCAAGACGATCGCTCAGCTCGAGCAAGACTGGAGGGAGAAGCGACCGGAGCGCGCCATCGTTGTCATCGCCACGGACGGCGAAGAAAATTCCAGCCGTGAATACACCAAGGAGAAGTTGAAAACGATGATCACCGCCCGGCAGGCAAGCGGCATGTGGGCGTTCATCTTCCTTGGTGCCGACATCGACGCGTTCGATGCAGCAGGTTCCATTGGCATCTACGCAGCGAACACGGGAGGGCACGTCAACTCAGCGCGTGGCACGCGCATGGCGTACGCGGCGACTTCTGACACAGTGGCTGCAATGCGCTCTACTGGGCACATGGTGGCTGACAACCTCGGCGGTCAAATTGACGCGGTCGAGGAGGCGGTCGACGTGACGCCCAAGGTCGTGCCGCTTGCGCAAAGCACCACTGCAGCGCCATGGGTGCCGCCTTCCAGCACTGCTGACTCGAGCAATAGCTGGTCACCGCCAGCATGACCGTCGCTTACTTTCATCTCGACTACGAGGCGTATAAGCGTCTCGAAGAACAGATGCGTGCGTTTGGCGAAACGGTTCACACGTCCATGCCGGGGCCGTTCTACCATAAGTCGATCAGGTTGCAGATCGACCCCGGCATGATTATCGAGTTTCACGGCCCCAACGTTCGTGGAGAGAAAGATGGCTAAGTCATCGAAAAAGAAACTTGCCTATATGGCGGCCTACCAGAAGCGACCGGAGAACGTGGAGAAGCGCGTCGACCGTAACCGCGCGCGACGCCACGCCATCAAGGCTGGTACGGCGAGAGTGGGTGACGGCAAGGATGTTGACCACAGGCGTCCGCTCGATTCTGGTGGCTCGGACAAAGACAGCAATACCCGAGTAGCCAGCCGTAAGAAAAACCGTGGTTGGCGAAAGAGCCATCCTAAGAATTACGGGTAGGAGGCGCTGTGATCGTAGTTGAAGACCAGCGGCAACTCGCGCTGAAACTGAGCAACCCGGCGCGGGTGCTGCAAGTCATCCCGTCGTCGTCAGTCGTTGATGACGAGGACAACTCCCTAGTCATGGTGCCGCATGGGATGGAGGAAGTGAGGGTGCTGCGTAACCTCGGCATCCACGCCCCTAGTCCTATCCTGCACTACTACAACTGGCCGGGGCGCTTCAAACCGTTCGCAGCCCAGCTCGATACCGCGCAGTTCCTGACCGTTAACCCCCGCGCCTTTGTCCTGAACGACATGGGCACGGGCAAAACGGTTGCGTCACTGTGGGCGTACGACTATCTGCGAAGCGTGGGGCAAGCCGACAAGTTGTTGGTGGTCTCGCCGCTGTCTTCTCTTGACCAGACGTGGGCCAACACCATCTTCAACAACTTCATGCACCTGTCTTGCAGTGTGCTGCATGGCACGCGTGAGGTACGGCTGAAGCTGCTGCAAGAGGACGTGGACATTTACATTATCAACCACGACGGCATCAAGACCTCGGGACTCATGGAGTTGCTCGGCAAGCGACCTGATATCACTCACGTCATCGTGGATGAGATCGCGTCTTTTCGTAACGCACGCACCGATCGCTGGGAGGCGATGAACATCATTTGCAACAGGCAGCACCCGCGCTCTGGGTGGGGACTGACTGGATCACCAACACCGAACGAACCGACCGACGCATGGGGGCAGTGCAGATTGCTGAACCCAAGCTCGGTGCCGCCGTACTACGGCAGGTTCAGGGACATGGTGATGCGTCAGATCAACATCTATCGGTGGGTTCCGCGATCTGATTCAGCCGAAACGGTGGCACGGCTCATGCAGCCCGCCATCCGCTACAAGCGCGATGAAGTCGTGGATCTGCCACCGATTGTTTTCCAGACGCACCACGTCGAGTTGGAGCCAGCGCAGCAAAAAGCGTACAGGCAAATGCTCATCACGTTGCGCATGGAAGCAGAGAGCGGACAAATTCTGGCGATGAACGAAGCGGTCAAGGCGGACAAGCTGCTGCAGATCGCTTGTGGTGTCGTCTACGGCGACCATAAGAAGGAGGTGATATTACCCGCAGCAAATAGATTGAACCTTGTCAAGGAAATTATTGAGGAAGCAAACGCGAAGGTGATCGTATTCGTGCCGTTCCTTGGTGCGCTGCGCAATGTCTTTGATTCAATTGTTAAGGACTACAACGCGGCCATGGTGTACGGCGACGTGACCAAATCCCAACGTGATGAAATCTTTCGCAATTTCCAAGACCCCAAGCACCCGCTCCGGGTTATCGTGGCTCAACCAAAAACGATGTCTCACAGCTTGACGCTGACAGAGGCCGACACGATAATTTGGTTCGCCCCTGTTCATAGCAACGAGACCTTTCAGCAAGCGATTGCGAGGATCTCTAGGCCGGGACAGCGGCGTACGCAGCTCATCATCATGATCGAGGGCACGGAGATCGAACGTCGCATCTACCACCGCCTTCGGCACAGAGAAAAGCTGCAGGGAATCCTTTTACAGCTGATCAAAGGAGATTCGGAACAATGAAGTTCAATGAGATCGCGGCTTCCTACATCGAGCTGCGAGACGCCAAGACCGAGATGGTGCGAGCGCATGAGGCAGCCTTGCTTCCCATCACGGAGGCAATGGGAGAGGCCGAGCAGCATATGCTCGGGCATCTGAACAAGATGGGTGTGAACTCGATGCGCACCCCCAACGGCACCATTACCAAGGTGAAAAAGACTTCGGTCACGGTGGGCGACTGGGATAGCGCATGGAAATTCATCCAAGAAAAAGAAATGTGGCATTTCCTCGAGCATCGCCTCAACAAGACCGCCGTCGAGGGGTACATCAATGAGCACCAAGAACCTCCACCCGGCGCAAACGTGTCATCCATCTACACCGTGCAGTTCCGTCGTACCTAACCATTAACAGGGAAACAACCATGGCAACCTCAGTAACGAAGTTTGACGATGCAAAAGTCCCGACCTTCTTCCGCGCTCCTGCGGAATCCGCAACCAACGCTCTTGCCGCACTCGCTCCACCGACGTTCCCCTACTTGTCCATCAAGGGCAAGCGTTTCGCTATCGTGCGAAACAAGGAAGAGGAGACGATCATGCGGCCCGACGACGACGAGACGCCAGCGAACGCCATCGAGGCAGTGCTGGTCAACACCGCACCGAACTTCTCCAAGGTGTATTACGCGGAGGGGTACACGGAAGGCAGCAAGGATAAGCCCACCTGCTACAGCGACGATGGTGTCGCTCCGGCGTCCGACGTGGCCGACAAACAGGCGAACGCATGTATGGGTTGTGACCACAACGCATGGGGCACGGGCAACAACGGTAAGGGTAAGGCGTGCAGCGACTCGCTGCGACTCGCCATCTCGTTCCCTGACTCGTTGAACGACCCCATGTTGCTGCGCGTCCCGCCAGCCAGCTTGAAGAACGCCACGGAATACGCTGCGTTCCTCTCGCGCAAGGGCGCACCGATGGAAGGCTTGGTCACCAAGATCAAGTTCGACCCGGAGGAGGCCACACCCAAGTTGCAGTTCTCCGCAGTGCGGTATCTGGCTGAGGGGCAGTACAAGGAAGTGTTGGAAGTCGCCACTGCCCGCATCACGCAGCAGATCATCGCTGCCGTTGCCAATCGGGCGCAAGCACCGCGGATCGCGGCACCTGCCAAGACCGAGGACGAGGCCGACCAGCCAGCGGGTGAAGATTCAGCGGCTACGGCGGAGGCTTCCGCCAAGGCAACGAAAGCCCCCAAGGCAGCGAAGACCAACGGCGCAAAAGACGCGAAGGGCGCGAAAGGAGGTGGTTCCGTATCGGCACTGGCAGCTAAGCTGCGAGCGTCGATGAAGTCCGCAGCGGTTGACGACTGACCCGTCCGCATAGGGGGGAGGGGGCAGTCCCCTCCCCGATTACGTAGTGGCACAAAAGAGGAAGGGTATGGAAATCCACGAATTTCTGACCCTCGTCACGCCCGGTGAGGGCATACGGTACGTCACAGCTATCCAGCGGAAGAAAAACGCAGACCAAAAATACAACCGGGTAGCTAACATTCCGTACGCGACGTTGGATGAAGGCGTCGAACTGATCGAGGAAGCAAACAAGGACAAGGAATACAACGTGTACTTTTCCTGTGCGTCGTTCGCGCAGGCCGAGTACGTCAACGAGAAAGGAAAAACCAAGACCCGCACTGCCGAGAACGCAACGTTTGCCCGCGCGATATGGCGCGATCTGGACGTCGGCTTGAACGACGAGGGCAAGCCGAAACCAAACGCATACCCATCCAAGACCGAGGCTGTCGCTGCCGTAGCGGAGCTTTGTGAAAAACTAACCCTCCCGTCCCCCATCATTGTTTCGTCCGGCAATGGGATACACGCCTACTGGCCATTCAACCGCGACGTGCCGAAAGATGAATGGCTACGGCTGGCGGACATGGCACGGCAGGTGTTCCCTGTTTTCGGATTGAAGTCCGACCCGGCGCGAGATTGCGATATTGCATCGGTGCTGCGACCGCCGCAGACCATCAACAGGGGCAAGTATTTCGATAGCGCCAGCTCTCCCGTCGAGGTGTGGGGTGAGCACGATGTGCTGCTCGACCCTGACGATTTCGTAGCTCTGCTCTCACCACACGTCGTAACTGACCCGCTCGATGCTGTCCCGGCCTACATGCACGGCCGGATGTCATCTACCGAGTCGTTGGCAGGCAAGCATGAGTACCCGCCGTCGTTCGCCGAAATTGTCGCCACCAAGTGCCTCCAGATCGCCAACTTCAAGGACTCGGGCGGCACCAGCTACCAGACATGGTGGCTTAGCATTGGGTTGTGCAAGCACACGGTAGAGGGCGAAGACAAGGCGCACGAGTGGTCAGCCAAGTACGAAGGGTACAGCCAAGGCGAGACACAGAGAAAGTTTGACGACTGGGAGAAGGGGCCGCCTACTTGCGAGGCGTACGGCGACGCGGACGGCCTGTGCAGTGTGTGCGAGTTCAGGGGCAAGATCCGTTCGCCTATCACACTGGGGTACGAGGAGAACCCGCCGCAGCAGGAAGTCGAGGTCGTTACCGACGAAGACCTAGCTGAGAAAATCGCGCTGCCCGAGAAGTACGCATACCGCAACGGCTATATCAGCCAACTGGTCGTTTCGAACGATGGCAAGAACGAGTATGCGCGGATCACCAAGACGCTGTTCTGGTTCGAGGGTAGGCACTGGGCGCCATCAGGTGAAATAATCTATAGCGTAACCAGCCAAGTGCGGAAGAAGAAAGGCGGCGGGTGGCAGTACAGGCATTTCGACTTGCCTGCCAGCACAGTCGGCAAAGGGGGCACCGAGTTGTATGGGGCGCTTGGGCAGAATGAGATTTTCGTCACGGGCAAAGGAGCAAGACCGAGAATGGACTCTCTAGTAGCCGCCATGGCGGAACAGTTGAAACAGCGCACGGAAGAAATACGCGCTTACCGGGTCTTCGGCTGGCAGAACGACGGCGGCTTTCTGCTGGGGGACCAGCGCATCCAAGGAGACAAAATACAGAAAGTGAAGGTGGCGGGTGACAGCGCACCTTCGTTCATGGCTGCGTTCATCAACAACGGCGGTTCGGCCGAAGAATGGACTGAGCTGGTAGAGGCCATGTACGACCACCCGAACCACACTGCCTTCCAGCTGATTGTCCTGTTTGGTATTGGCTCGCCCTTGCTGAAGTTCTACCAGATGCCTACGGGGTGCTTGGTCAACGCCATAGGCAAGAAAGGCACGGGGAAGACGACCGCAGCCCGAGTGGCGTTAAGTTCTTATGGCGACCCCGATGTGTTGATGACCGAGTTGCGCAGCACCACCGAGCTAGCCTTGTACAACCGGTTGGAGACGTTGCACTCGATCCCATCCAGTGTCGACGAGATGACCAACATCGACCCGTTGAAAGCATCGAACATGGCCTACTCGATCATGAACGGGCAGCCGCGCGAAGGCATGCGTTCGGACGGGAAGCGGCGAGAACGGCTTTTACCGTGGGCGTGTGTGACGTTCGGCGCCGCCAACGGCAGCATGGTTGAGACGCTGGCCACATTCAAAGGAGACGCCTCAGCGGAGATTTCTCGCCTGATCGAAATTGACTGGCCGCAGATTCAAACGATCGAGCGCCGTGAGATGGACAAGCTGCTGGAACAGCTACGCGGCAACTACGGCGCCATGGGTTTCAGGTTTGTGAAATGGGTCAGCCAGAACGAGAAAGAGGCCCAGCGCATTCTGTTCAAGATGCGCGAGTTCATCGAAGACGAGCTGAAGATCGACAAAGAGAACCGGTTCTGGTCGGCGCACATCGCCATACCGTTGGCGGCCAAAATGATTTTGCATGAGATAGGGCTGCTCGAGAAGTTCGACCTCGACCCTTTGCTCGATATGTGCCTGTCGACGATCAGAAACCACAAAGCGTTCATGACCGACATGACGTTGACCAACGAGGAGGCGTTCAACGTCATGCTCACCACCTTGTCGGAGAAGATCATCAGCACGCGCTCTTTGAAAGATGGCAGGCTTGGCGCGCTGGACGGCGTGATCATGAATGGCGAGCCGGTGGGGCGTGCGATCCTTGAAGAGGGCAACCTGTATCTGTCCGTGGCGGCAGTGCGGGAGTGGTGTTCATCCACGCGCATGAGCTACAAGGCCATGCGCCGGGAACTGCAGGAGCAGGAGATCCTGATCGGCGACTCCCGGTTTTACCTCGGCCAAGGCACGACACGCATCACGGGCCAGACGTTCTGCTGGCACCTCAACCTGACTAGGATACAGGGGTACTCCCACGCCAATGCCAACATCACGGAAGCCGGACACTTGAAACTGGTCAAGCCGTGATATGCTAGTCGCGCTCAACCTCCTTGAGCGCGTTTGAGACGGTTTTTCCTCCTCTCCGTCTCCCCCGGTCTCGGCGCCCACGCGCTGGGACCGGGGTCTTTTTTTGCCCGAAAACTCGGGACACGTGTCCCGAGTTTTCGCTAGATCCCTTCCAGTGCTAGATTGCGGGTCGACCGCTTGGTCACCACCCCGCCGATCACTTGGCGCTGGTCGCGTAGCTCGCGCTGCCAGAACTGGTGCAACGCCGACGGCAGCGGCGCTTTCAGCCCTTGCTTACGCATACTGGCAGAAACCTTCATCCACTCCCGGCGCAGTTCCGCCACCTTCCCCATATCCCTGTCCCGCATAGCCTCGATGTACTCGTGGCCGATCTCCCTGCGCCGCTCGGCATAGTGTTGCTCGGTCAGGCGTATTTTCTGCTGCAGCAGATTGCGCTCGGTATCGGCAGTGGTCTTCATTCCGATCCCCGACAAGGCGCTCTGCCACGCACTGATGTCATGGGCGGGGGTCAGGATCGTCCCAGAGCGGTCCACCTTACCGCTCTGGCTCTCCCGGAAGGCCTGTATGGCCTCGCTCGGCCCACGCGGCAGGCCCGCCTCTAGGCCCTTCCACAGCTCGCCTGAGGCCAGCAGCTCGTACCCCCTAGAAACCCTGTCCACTGTGCCCGCCGTGGCGCCCAGCGAGGCCCACGCTACGTTGCGGGCCGTCTCCGTGGCTGTCTTGCCCTTCTTGGCGTAGGGCAGCATGTAGGCGGCTGTCCCGGCCCCGATCTGGGCCGACAGGTCGATCCCGGCGAGGGTCGGAACCCCCTTGGTCAGTAGGGTCGCCAGAGCGCCCCCGCCAAGCTGCTTGCGCAGCCACAGTTCGGTCAGTAGGCGATCCTCTGAGGTAGCGAACGGGGTGGCAGCAAGCAAGCTGGGCCGTAGCTCGTCGTCATCATCCCCACCCAAGGC